TTTCGTTCCAAATACAGATTATACTTCTAATACCCAATACTCATTAGGAGTTTATACCACAGATATTTCAACAGCAGCTTATATTAATATTCCATTGGCCGCTAGAAGTCAGGGAAATGGAACAGAAGTATTACAATTTACTAACGACTTAGGTTCTGGTACTAACATTGGTTTATTAGATCCTGGATCAGAATCTGCACGTGTAGGTCCTTTTACTGCAGTAAGCTCAGCAGGTTTAAACTGGGTAGATAACGCATCTTCTAGTAGTCATATAATTTATAAAAATTCTACGTCAACAGCAAGTGGAACTAGCACAGCAAATGTTACACCATTACCAACGGTAGCTTTGTATCTTGGAGCAAGAAATGATTCAGGTACAGGAATTTCTTATCCTACTGGAGATACCTTTAGTTTTGGATTTATGGCTGATCCTATTGGATCAGGAAACGCAACTACATTCTATACAATAGTTCAAGCATTCCAAACAACATTAGGTAGACAAGTATAATTTATAATATGAAAGTAAAACTATTAACACCAGAACAAACCAACCTATTAATAGGGGCAGAAATAGCAAACAGTCATTTCGCAAGTCCATTTTTAGATGCTAACGGAAATAAAGTATTGTCTATTCAAGAAGCAGATTCTGTTACCAATCCAGATTACTTATGGATTAAGGAATTACCTGAAATTGACTATACACCTATCCCATTAGACCTATCAGAATTTAATGTCAACTAACAACTAAAACATACTTAATAACATGGCAGAATACAAATTTAATACGGTAGGGCAGGACAACCAAACCAATATGGTACCTAACCCAACAATACCACTAATCTTTAAGGTTAGAGGTTATCCTTGGGAATCTTACGGAACTGGTAATGACTACCCTTCTTTTATTACAGAACTTTATGCTAAGTCTGCTATTAATCGTAGAGCACTACAAGCTAAGATCTTAGGTGTATTTGGCGAAGGTTTAAGAACTATTGATCCTTCAATGGATTACGTACTTGGACGTGCTAATGACGGAGACGGCGGTCCACCAGAATCTTGGAACGATGTCTTTGAAAAGATAGTTACTGATTATGAAATATATGGCGGATTTGCTTGTAATATTATTTGGAATGCAACCGGGGATAGAATACACAGTTTTTATCACATGCCATTTTCGGCTATTAGATCTGGTGAAATCGACGTTAAGACAGATAAGGTAGAGTGTTACTATTATTCTTCTAACTGGAACAACTTTAGAAAGTTTAGACCAATAGAGTATCAAGCATTTGATCCTAACTGCGCTATCGAAAAACCTAGTCAAATAATGTACTTCTTTGACTATAATCCTCAATCCCAGTATTATCCTATCCCAAGCTATTCAGGCTCGTTACAGGACATTACAATCGATGTAGAGGTGAGTAATTTTCACTTAAGCAATTTAGCAAATGGACTTAATCCAAGTTTGTTTATTAGCTTTAAGAACGGTACACCATCGATCGAGAACCAAAAGCAGATTTACGATTCGTTAACTGCTAACTTTGCTGGAACACAAAACACTGGCAGATTCTTCTGTTCATTTAGCGATGGACCGGATCAAGCTCCAGACGTTACACCAATCACATCTGCAAACGACGGATATTATGTAGATCTAGAAACTAGAATAACTACAAGAGTACTTTCAGGACATGGAATTAGTAACCCAATGTTACTTGGTCTTCATGCTGGAGGTAACGGGCTAAGTTCTAATACTGATGAACTAAAAACATCTTATGAGTTATTTAAGAACACAATACTTAAACCAGATATTAAAGCGCTGTTAAAACCAATGGATAAGATAATGTTCTACCATGGTTACAACACAAAACTTTATGTAGAACCACTTAAGCTATTCCCAGAAGGTGAAGACGTAATTGATAAATCAGTAGAAGTAGCAATAAAATAAAAATCAAACCATGTCACAACAAGTATTATTCGTTTCAGAGGAAAGACTAAAAGCATACACTTCACTTAACACAAACTTAAGTCCAGAGGATCTCCAGCCCTACGTGTTTGATAGCCAGAACATCATGATGCCGCATTATTTAGGGGGGACGTACTATAATGCTCTAAGAGATCGTGTTATTGCAGGATCTATGACTGCTGCTGATGAAGACCTGCTTAACACATTCATTGGTCCTTACTTATGTAACTACGCATTCTATATGGCTTTACCTTTTGTATGGGCGAGATCATACAACAAAGGCGTAATGAAAGCAACTTCTGAATCTGGAACTAGTTTGGATCTAGACGAGTTTAAATTCTTACAGTCACAGATTAAGTCAATTGCTGAAAGCTATGCTGGTCAAATGGTTAACCACTTAATCACGCACCCACAAGAATTTCCTTTATACAACCAAGCTAGAATACGTGATGGTGAATTACCTGATCGTAGTTCACCTTTCACAGCTAATATCGTAGTACCAGGAATGGGATACGGTAATGGTAATAGAAGACGTGCAGGATATTACGGTAGTGACTGGGGCGGACTTTATAATGGATTAGATTGCTATAACTTACCTGGATCTTAATATGAGCAAGAAAGATAATTCCACTAAAGATAAATCTATGGACATTAAGTTATCCAAGGTTTACAAATCAACTGAGCTTAACGAAATTAAGCTTAAGACCTATATAGCTACTGTTAAACCTCCTAAATCTTAATCCCTTGATATTTGAATCGCTATTCCAGTGCACCTATCCAGTAGCTACTTACCCAGTAGAATTTAGAACACATCCCACAATTCCCGAACTAGAAGCAAGTTATTGCGGTGTAGTTAGGTGTAAAATTGATGATGGCCTTGTAAATAATTATACTAGTAAATCTGCAGCACATATAGTTTTTGAATGTTGGACAGGAAAAGAGCTAAAGCCTTTTACCAATATAAGATTTAAGAATCTAAATCCGTATGACACATCTTACGAGAATTTAGAGATACTGGTTCTGCACTGCCCAATAAGGATAGCAAACGAAAAGAAGTTTATGGATAACACAGTTCAACAAATGCTTATCCGAGAAGAACTATTTGGTCATAAGCGAGATATGGTGGACTATTTTACCCAATTAGGCATTCAGCAACGCTATATTAAAGCATGGCAAAAGGTTAGTCCACAACACAAAGCGAAACAATTTAAGAACGAAATGGTATAAAATACGTTCGTTAACCATATTTGTAATTTGATTGTATCGAATGAACAAAGATAAAAGACCTAGGTAACTAGGTCTTTTTTTGTGGATAGTGAAACTTTCTGAATGTTTGTAGATATATATTAATAAATTACATTATTATGAACGAAGAATTTACACAATTGGAAAACAGCGACTACGCTGTTAATGAACTAGGGATAGTTAAAAATCTAAAAACAGGCAATATAATCCACCCATTCTTTATCGGAGGCTATAGTGCGGTTAATATTAAGGTTAACGGCAAGAGAAAAACAGCGTATATCCATCACATTATATGTGAAGTATTTTTAGGCTACATAGCAAAGCGTGGGTTAATGAGTATCAACCATATCGATGGGTGTAAAAACAACCCTAGGTTAGACAACCTTGAGGTGATCACTCACCGTAGAAATAGTGCTCTTACTTTCATTCATAAAAATAGGGAGTTGCCTACTGGCGTAACTTTAACCTCTATCGGCAAAAGAAGATACAAATGCCAAATATCTTACATGGGAATTAACAGGTACCTAGGCTGCTACATGACTGCGCAAGAAGCTGCAAAGGTCTATCAAGATGCCTCTGACGCTATAGTTAAGACAGGTCATTTACCTGAATATTATATGACAAGAGAAAGATACGACAGATTTAAAAAACCCGAGTAATATTTTTTATTACCGTAGAATCATATTACATTTGGAATATGGAAAAGAAATTAAAGCAGGAAGAGGAAGCACATATAAGACTTCTGCTATCTTCCAAACCTAAAACTGATGACGAGCCAACTAAAAAATGGATAGACGAACAGGTTAGGCTATTGTTTAAAAAATACAGAACAGCAAAAAAATTATTTTAATATGAGCGGATGGATTAAATTACATAGACAAATTTTAGAATGGGGCTGGTACACAGACGTACCAATTAAAGTTGTGTTTTTTCATATAGTTTTAAAGGCAAATCATAAGGAAAAAATATACAAAGGAACTACAGTTAAAGTAGGATGTTTATTGACTAGTAGAGACGACTTAGCTCAAGAAACCGGATTAAAAGTTGCTCAAGTAAGAAGAGCACTAAACAAGCTAGAATCAACCGGCGAAATAGCCATCAATACTAACTCTCAAGGTACTCATATTCAAATAGTTAAGTACAAAGATTATCAATTAACAGCCAGCGAATCAGCCAACGAACAGCCAACAAACAGCCAACAAACAGCCACTAACAAGAAAGAAAGAAGTAAAGAAAGAGAAGAAGCAGCAAGTGCGGCTGCTCACGAAATGAATTTTACAGATCAGAAGAATCAAGTTGAATCCTTTAGAGACGGAACAACTGATCGTTGGTATGAATTTACTTCTATCTGGATTACGACAGAGGATCCGGCTATCCTAAACAAGAATACTAAAAAAAAGTATTGGGACAAGTTAACTGTCGAGATACAGGAAAGCCTAATCAAGATGGTTAAGAATTTAGGTACCGATATGCAGTACCTAAAAACTGTTTGGATTTCAGAATGCTTTAAGAATAAGGGAATGAATTCAATCTATCTGAAAGAAAAGATAGCCTATCAAAAATCTAAATCAAATAGTAAAATCGACAAAGCAAATAAAGACACAACACATAACTTTAGCGGACAATATGAATAACATGAAAATAAATCAGAACGATCTAAAGTCTTTCTTGGAAGAAAGAACTTCAGATAAAGGTATTCTCTTAATGGGCAATACAGG